AAGTTCACGCGGGTCTTCTCCAACTAATCGTCCAATTCTTCAACCTTTGGATCCTGATCGCGAACAGTACTTGAAAAATCATACGATGAACTTGAAAGAGTCGCGATTCAACGATTACAACGAATGGGTCCAAGTCGCGATTTGTTTGAAGAACATTCATCCAGATTTATTGGACGTGTTCCTTGAATTCAGTCAGCAAATTGGACCAAATTACAACGAAGACGACTGTATCGCAAAATGGAACTCTTTGAGTTTCAGAAATGACGGTGATCGTTTGGGTGAAGGAACATTACGTTTCTGGTCTCGCGAAGATAATCGTGAAGGATACGACATAGTTGAAGAAGGAAACGTAGACCGACTCGTGTTATCTGCTTGTTCTGGAACAGAACACGACGTAGCCGCAGTTATTTATGCCATGTTTCGCGATCAATATAAATGTGTGGATTTCGGCAAGAATATCTGGTTTCGTTGGTGCGGTCATGTTTGGAGAGAAACAGATAAGGGTGTAGATTTACAACTCAAGTTATCAAGACAAATCGCTAAAGAGTTCCGTAAACGTCACTTGAATGTCGCGAACCAAATGAGCGAACGAAACTTGACTGATTGCGCAAGCCCAGAAGGAAAGAAAGATTGTGGGGCTTGTGAATACTGTCAGCTTGAGAAGCAAAGTAATGACTACAACGGAATTTACATGAAACTGAAGACGGTGAAGTTCAAGGACAATGTCATGAAAGAGTGTCGCGAGTTCTTCTTTGACGAAGAGTTCACGAAGAAGGTGGACGCAAACAAGGAACTTATTGCCTTCAACAACGGAGTTCTTGATTTAACGACATTTGAGTTTCGTGAAGGCAAGCCTGAAGATTACATTTCGTTCTCTACTGGAATAGATTACGATCCCGAAAAGAAGTATTACGATTACGATACTTGGCCTGCGTTAGATAGATTTATTTGTAGCGTTATTCGTGATCCGGTAGTGAGAGACTATTTCATGAAACATTTGGCAACGAATTTGATGGGTGGAAACACCGCACAAAAGTTCCATATTCTCACGGGATCTGGTTCTAACGGTAAATCTATGATTCTCAATTTGACGGCTACAGCTCTTGGTGATTACGCATGTACGGTTCCTATCTCGTTGTTTACGCAAAAACGTAAGGGATCGGGAAACGCAGCTCCGGAAGTTATCCGATTGAAAGGCCGAAGATTTGTGACTATGCAGGAACCAGATGAATCTATCGCGCTCAATACTGGATTGATGAAAGAAATCACTTCAGGCGAAAAGATGTATGCTCGTGACTTGTTCAAGTCAGGCACAGAATTTGAAGTCCAAGCGAAGTTTCATTTGGCATGTAACGACAAGCCGGTGATTAATACTACGGACGGAGGTACATGGCGCAGATTGGTCGTTATTGAATTTACTTCGAAGTTTGTTCCAAATCCAAAGGCAGATTACGAATTACCAATTGACGAAAGCATTCAGTTTGCGGTTGTATCAAAAGAATGGGCGACTCCTTTCTTGAACTATTTGGTACATATTCTGAGCGAAGGAAAAGGATTACGTAAACTTCCTGCTCCAGAAAAGGTTATGCAGTACACCACGGAATACCGTAACGATAATGACGGAATTGCGAGATTTATGACTGAAAAGTTGAGCGCCACAACTACGACTGCTGAAGGAGAAGAAATTGAACCTGTTGATAAAACCACATTGAAATCTGCGTTCGCAAGATGGAAGATAGAGAACGATTTGAGAAGTTTGAAGGTTCAAGATATGGAAAAGCGGGTAGAAGCGGCATACGGTAAATACCCCAGAAGAGGCGGATGGACGACATTCAAAATTGAAAATTAATGTTTGCGGTGACGACGACGTTTTGTAGAACGGCGTTTACCTGCCTTTTTAGTTGAGCGACGTTTGATACGACGACCTCCAGTAACAGTATGTCCTGGAGTTTCAGGAGCAGTTCCTAAAGCAGCCGGAGCCTTGGCCGTAGCTACAGCGGGAAGTGAAGTTTGAGCGGCAGCGTTTGTTCCACTCAACGTGGTCTTGACTTTGTCAACACCTGACTTTACAGTATCTGCTAACTTGTTCAATAAGTCCATTCTTTGTTAAACGCAAAGAATTTAACGACGTCCACCGGCGATTGGCGAGTATGCGCGGATGTATGGGAGAGTGGCGTATACAACGAAGATGGCAATAGCTAATTGAAGTGTGGCACCAATTGCGTCACCGACATCGAGTTTGACAGGACCGACTTGGATAACGATCTTGTCTAAACTTTGTTGAGCGCCTGGGATAGCTCCGGCAATAACAGGAGCTATCAAGTCACGAGTAATAGCACTGAAAAATTGGGTTAAAGCTCCACCCAAGAAGATTGCGACTGCGAAAGTCATGATAGTCATATCGGAGGCCATTTTAGTTTTATGTTAGAATTCTTTTTCTGCCTATGAGTAGTGAGGATGGGTATAGATACTCGTTTTTGGGGACCAAGTGCATGGCAATTATTTCATTTAATTGCGTTCAAATCGCGTAACCCTCAAGCAGTTTTACTTGAAATGAAAGAGATGTTGCCATGTAAATTTTGCCGCGCATCCACGAAAGAGTTTACTTACGACCACCCCTTGAAGGGAGACGCAGGAAAGTGGCTTTATGAAATCCACAATATGGTGAACAATAAATTGAGAACGCAGTGCGCAGAAAATCCAGAAGTTGTGAACCCTGGTCCTGACCCAAAATTTGAAGAAGTAAAAAACTTCTATGCTTCCTTGAAACCAACAGCGGTTCCGGGACGCGATTTTTTGTTTTCTATTGCGTCTAATTACCCTGACAAACCTGAAGAGGAAGATATGTCACGACACCGTCAGTTCATGGAAAAGTTATGTGAAGTGTACCCTTTTGAAAATTTACGTAAGGTCTTCAAATCTTACATGGAAAAAAACACTCCTATCCCGTTACAGAACCGCAGAGTGTATATGAAATGGATGTACGGATTACTCAAGATGTTATCTCGAGAAGCAAGAAGTGAGTTGCCTACCTATCGTGGATATATTGCAAGAGTTCAATATTACACTTCAGGTTGTGAGAAGAAGACTTACAGAGGCATTACGTGCCGAACAATGAAAAACGGAGTCCGAACGAAGGCCAGAGACAGCAGAAAGACGCAAAGGGTTTCCCATTCGCCTCTTCTCCATTAACTGTTCTATGTGACGAACATGTTTCTGTGAGAATTCTCTCTTTCCCTTTTCTTTAGCTGACTTGTGTTGTTGCTTACGAGTCTGCGGAGGATCCATTTCAAGCTTGTGTTCAAACCAATTACATAAAAAGATTCCGTTTTATAAAATGGAACTTTGGTACTCGGTGGTTATAGGTACAGTCATCTTTTCCTATATCCAACTCTTCAACTACAACGCAAAACAGTATTTACAATCTAAAGATTAAAACGTTTCTTGAAGTCTGCAATACTTGCTTTTAAAGTGGGTTTGTTCCACAATATCCATTTAGATAAAGCGCCTGGAGTATCAGGTTTATTCCAGTGTTCTCCCATTCCTGAATGACGATTCAGGTAACGTTGTTTTCGGGTCACGTTCTTGTGTTTGGTGAAATCAGACATATCAACCCATTTTCCATTTACATTTTTCCTTGCTCCAAATGGAACTACTTTCTCATTTCCATTTGGGTATACAAATTTAGCATCCCATTTCTTATTCGGAAGATGAGATTTCACTATTGAGCGTAGTTTTATCTTTCTTGTTTTCATATTCCTTATGTATATTTCTAGAAAAATGATTAGTTTTATTTTGTAATGTGTAACGACCTCCACACTCGCATTCTATAATAGTAGAACATCTCTTTTTAACGTAATCTTTATGAGATTGTCTTTCTTTATTTTTTTGGAGATACTCCGGATGTCTCTGTCTATGTAATCTGCTTTTATTTTTATTATTTTCTAATATTTCTTGACATGTTCGTATAGGTCTTTGTTTATTACATAATGGTTTAAATGTTTGTATGTATTCTTTTTCTATTGTTAATAGTTCTTTCTTAGCAATATTTTCATATTCTTTTAAAATTTCAAATCTAAAACATTCCCATCCTCCATTATCAGTTATATAACCATATAGTTGTGGTTGTCTTCCGCTTTTTGTTGTACTTGGACGAGTATGACCTCCTTTTCTCAAACAAAAGTATTTTCCAGTGGTAGATCCAATATATATTTTTTCATCATTATTCTTTGAAATAATCATATAAACCCATGAAGGCATTTTGTTAGTTATACTGATTATATATTTAAATTTGTTTTTAACTTCATTATTCTTTCGTTTGAAAATTCAAATGGACGAATGGTACAAAGCTGTTCGGGTTTTAAGAGAAGAGAGCGACAACGGAGCTTTAGTAAAGAACTTCTGTCACGATATATTTTTTCAGTTGAAACATCTGAAAGTCAAGGACAAAAAGAAGTTTTTGCAACGTCTCGGCCCCGAATTTGAAGGATGGACGATATCGCTGGAAGAAAAGTATCCTAAGGAACTCGTGAGAGAAATCTTGAATGACGACGAATTTTGGACGTTGACGGTAAAAATGGCCCGTGGTTAAAAATGGAACAATATAAAGACAATACTCGTTAACTATAAGAATGGGAGACGTCATCATAGGTGTTCAATTCGGCATAGCCAACCCAGAGGAAATTGCAAAACGAAGTGTAGTTCAAGTCACTACCGACAAAACGTATCAGGCTGAGAAGCCTGTGCCTAACGGTGTGTTTGACGCAAGATTCGGAGTTATCGAAAACGGTAAAGTATGTCCGACATGTAAACAAACCAATATTTTATGTCCCGGTCACTTCGGTCACATCCAGTTATCTAGACCTGTGTATTTATACCAATTCATTGATCCGTTAATTAAAGTCCTTCAATTAGTATGTCACAATTGTTCTATCCCTTACCTTCCTGAAACCGAACTAGAAGCTGTAGCATCAAGACTCAGTGGACTCGCAAGATTCAATGAAGTTCATAAACTCACAGCCGAACACACAAAACGTGATTTGAAAGTTTCCGGATGCGCTCATTGTGGAACTCCTGCGATATACAAGGTCATGCGAGAAGAAGGAACTGTATTGAAACTCCAAGCAAAAACATTTGACGAAGAAACTGAACCTATTCCCTTACAACCTGAAATGGTATTGAGAACCTTACAGCGTATCACGGATAAACATGTTGAAGCTATAGGTTTGAATCCTAAATTCAGTCGTCCAGACTGGATGGTGTGTACTGTATTGGCTGTTCCTCCTTTAACTGTTCGTCCTTCGGTTATCATGGACGACAACCAGCGCATGGAAGATGACTTGACGCATATCTTGATTGATATTGTCCGAAACAACCAGCGATTACAGGCCAGTATTGACAAGGGTGACGGAGCGGATACCATCGACAAACACACGCAATTACTTCAGTATTATGTGGCTACGTATGTAGACAACGATATCAAGGGAATTACTCCGGCCGCTCAGCGTTCAGGCCGACCTTTGAGAACATTGAAGTCACGCTTAGGTGGAAAACAGGGCCGTGTGAGAGGAAACTTGATGGGTAAGCGAGTAGATTTCTCTGCTCGTTCGGTTATTACTCCGGATGCCAATATTGACGTAGACGAATTGGGTGTCCCTGAAGAAATCGCAAGAAACTTAACGTTTCCTGAAATTGTCACAATTTACAATCGCGACCGTTTGATGTCTTACGTCCGCAACGGACCTTCAAAGTACCCAGGAGCCAAATCGGTCTACAACAAAGTGGATAATCGCGGAATCAGTTTGAAGTTCATCAATCCTGAAACCATAGATTTGAAGCCGGGAGATATAGTTCATCGTCACTTGATTGATGGAGACGTGGTCCTCTTTAACCGACAACCTTCGTTACACAAAGCTTCAATGGAATGTCACCGTATTCGTGTTCTTCCTTATTCTACTTTCCGCTTGAACGTTTCGGCAACAAAACCTTACAATGCCGACTTTGATGGTGACGAAATGAATATGCACGTGCCTCAAAGTATAACTGCAGCGGTTGAACTGAAATACTTGGCATCTGTGCTTCGTCAAATTGTGTCTCCAAGAACCAATTCTCCGATCATTCAAATTATTCAAGATACGTTGACTGGATCTTACCGCTTGTCGCAAGAGAACGTACGTATTCCCGAACACATAGCTATGAATATCATGGCCCGAATGAAGAAACCAGTATCTGCTTACCGCAGAAAAGACCGGGACATTACAGGTCGCGAAGTGTTTTCAAGCACTTTCCCATTGATGAACTTGGATACAAATATCAAGGTTACCGACGGTCAGCTTGTTTCTGGAACTATGGACGGCGGAGCTTACGGAGAAACATCAAGAGGTATCATCCACGTCATATTCAACGATTTTGGACCACAGAGAGCAGGACAATTCATTAACGAGATCCAGAACATTGTAACTAAATACAACTTGTTCTCCGGGTTCTCTGTTGGCCCTTCAGATTTGATTGCGTCTATGGAAACTTCAGAATTCGTGAAGAACAAGTTACAGGAAGGTAAAGAAAAAGTAGCACAAATCTTATCTTCCGTTCACGACGGTTCGTTCTTACATGAACCTAATGGTCGTTCTGACGGCGAAGAATTGGAAATGAAGATTATGAATGTGATTGCCGAAACAAATCAAGAAATCACGACTTTAGTTACCAAGAACATACCTAAAGACAACCGTTTATCGCAGATGGTGAAATCAGGAGCCAAAGGAAAGAACATCAACATCATCCAGATGATGGCTTTACTGAGTCAGCAGTACGTTACAGGAAAACGAGTACAAGATTCATTACAAGACCGTTCATTGCCACACTTTCCAAGATACGACGACGGATTAGAATCGCGTGGATTTGTAGAAAGTAGTTTCATTGGCGGTATTCTTCCTTACGAGTTCTTCTTTCACGCAATTGCTGGACGCGAAGGTCTGATTGATACAGCTGTGAAGACTTCAGATTCAGGGTACATTCAACGTAAATTAGTGAAGACAATGGAAGATTTACACGTGGAATACGACGGAACTGTTAGAGGAGTGAACGGAGCCATAATTCAGTTCAAGTATGGAGGAGACGGAATTGAATCTACTTGTGTTGAAAACCAGGAAATAGGATTAGGATTGATGTCTATGGAACAAATTTACCGCGACTTTGCTTTGGCCGCAGATGATGTTTCAGCTGTAGTAAAAGGGGACGTCACAGAGTTTCCAGATATGGTTGACGAAATCATACAAGATCGCGAAATATTAGTTAAGAATGTGTTCAGATACATAAAGGAAGATAAAGTAGTAGTTCCCGTTCATTTCGGAAGAATAGTTGAAAAGTATCAGAATCCTTACTCTGTAAAGACCGACTTGACACCTACGTATGTCGTATCTGAACTCAACAAGTTCTGTTCTCAATCATGGATATCTCACAATAAACTGTTCCATATCATGTTAAGATTCCACTTTGCTCCAAAGAAATCAATTATCAAGATGCGTTTGACGAAAGATATGTTTGACGAGATGTTGAAAGAAATACATTTCAAGTACACGAAATCTAACGTCCACGCAGGCGAAATGGTAGGAACTTTGGCGGCACAATCTATTGGGGAACCTACGACACAGTTGACGCTCAATACTTTCCACTCTACAGGTACAGCAGCAGCCAACGCAACTGAAGGTGTTCCCCGTATTGTTGAATTATTGGACGCTTCGCCAAACCCTAAAACTCCAATGAACGTAGTATACTTGGATCCCAGCATTGCCGGATCTTACGACGCTGCTCTTTCTAAAATGAAAGAAATCCAAAAGACCACATTAAGAGACATCACTAAATCGGTAAGAATTTATTATGATCCTAACCCTTTATCTGAAAGCACATACGTTCAAGAAGACAGAGATATTCTGCTTTCTTACCAGAAGTTCTCGGTCACCAACGGTCAATTATGTACTTCTCCCTGGATCATCAGACTAGAATTAGACAGACAAGAAATGGCAGCGAGAAACGTTATTGCTATGACGACAATTGCCGCCAAGATCCAGAACAATAAAGTCCTGAAAGTATTTGAATGCGTCCATAGCGACACAAATACACCAGACAAACTCGTTATGCGAATCGTGTTTCTTCCAGATGTAGTGAAGAACGTCATGGCTCTGAGATTCATGGAAGACAAGTTGTTGGATACTGTTCTTACAGGTGTGGACGGAGTAGGTAGAGTATACCCAAGAGAAATCAAAGACGAGTTAGTATATTCCGAAAAAGTGGGAGGATACGTCGCTGAAAAGCAGTATGTATTGGACGTAGAAGGAACAAACTTACTTGACTTATCAGTTGTAGACAAGACTGATCCGTTCAGAACGTTCTCTAATGATATAGAAGAAGTATTACAAGTATTTGGAATTGAAGCAGCCAGAATAGCTTTATTGCGTGAATTCAAGAGTGCTTTCTCTCGTGAAAAAATCAATTACCATCATTTGATTACGTTAGTTGACGCAATGACATTCCCTGGTTTCTTTCTGAAAGCGAATCGCGTAGGTATGTCTCAAGACAAGGAAAACGGAGTTCTCACGAAATCATCATTTGAAGAAACGGCTAAACATTTATTCAACGCAGCGTTGTCTGGAGAACTAGATAACATGAAAGGTGTTTCGGCAAATATTATGTTCGGACAAAAACCTCCTTGCGGAACAGGAATAGTTGACATTCTCGTTGATGAAACGAAGTTGCCCGAAGGAACAGAAGAAGACCATTCTACATTTGAAGAAGATCGCAGAGCAGTACAAAGATTGATCAACGAAGAAGAAGAGAAAGAATCAACTGTGAATATGAGCGATATCATTATGTCATTCGATTAAATGCTCTCATTCGATTAAATGTAAAATTTTAATAAAAAACATACCAGGGTTTGATTGAACCCTATTATGTGTTTTTTACTTTAAGTTAGTTTACATTACGTTTAGTTGCTGTAAGCTAATCCACCCATACCGGACATTACACGGAGAATGTTGTAGTTGACGGCATATACACGAACATCATAAGTCTTATCAATATCTGATTCAATTGTTACATTGTTGGATAAGTTGATTACTAAAGTAGCAGTATCAATACGAGAGAAGTTACATGTTCCAGATGGTTGGTGTTCTTCAGGTTTCAATGCAAAAGAGTACATGTATACACCTGGTTGGTAATTATTGTAAACTTGACTTGCTCCTACATATGTAACACCTGAAGAACCAGTATGGTGTTGGTAAGGTTGGACCATGTTGAAATAGTCTCCGTAACGAGTATCCAAACGATCTTGGCCGTTGATTTGAAGACGTTGGTTGGCAACAGCTGCTTTATCGTAAGTGAAAGGTGTAAGACGAGTTAAAGGACCGTTTCCAGGGTATTGTGCGGCATGACAGTTTGTGTACCAGTTAGGTTGAACGACCCAAACGAGTTCTTTGACGGGATGATTGAATGTTAAGTCAATACGGTTAGAGTAAGAAGAAATACCCTTGTCTTCGTTGTATTGAGTTTGTTCTATCAAGTATTCATGAGATTGTTGGGCCATACGACGACGTTCTTCGGTATCCAAATAAATGTAGTCAATGTAGACTGCAGCTTGAACTGGTTGAGCTGGAATGGCTGGGTAGTATGGAGGAGTAGATCCATTAACGTATGTTTTTCCTGTGAAGTCGCCAGAAACAACCTTTGCATCTTGCCATTGGATGTTGATCTTTACTTCATGGTATTGAAGGGCGATCAAAGGTAAAGCTGCGCCTGGATTACGAGTGTAGAAGAAGTTGAGTGGAATGTAAAGTGTTGTAGGTAAAGCAGGTTGGTTACTTTGTCCGTTTATACAACTGCTTGAAGCAGGAATACCATATGGACCTGGAGCTGCGCCATCGCCAACCATTTGATGAAGTTTGATACCGGTGTGGATATCAGAGCTCAAGCAGTCCCATAAGAAGAGCCATTCACCGTATAAGCGATCAATTAATTGACCGCCGATATCAAGTTCAACGTAACGGATCAAGTTGTAGCCTAAACGACCTTGATCGTTGTTGAAATAAGAACCTGGAGGGAGAACGACTTCGAGGTAAGTAGAATACAATAAGTCGGCATGACGAGGAATTAAGGCAGAATGCTTGACTCCCCAAGCGGCTTCTCCAGATAAGTTAATGCGGAATGGTTCCATAGCGAAGTTTGTATGACGCTTAAACAAGCCTTTCCAGAAAGTGATTTGGGGATTTCCAGAGAGGTATGCGTCTTGCGCACCATAAGCAACGAGTTGTAATAGACCGCCACCCATTTTGTATTTATATGTTATCTACATTCATTTTTTCTGAAAATACTTACTTGCGAGAATGACGACGAGTGCGACGTCCTCCTCGTGTCTTGCGGACAGTCATAGGTCCAAATGATTTTTTATCGTCATCACCTCCTCTACGGACAGTCATAGGTCCAAATGATTTTTTATCGTCGTCACTATCGCTGTCTGCGCCTCCATGTTTCTTGTATGTCTTCTTAGCAGCCTTAAGAACATGGGAGAACCATTTCTTACCCATAGACTTCTTTTGACCTGCCATACTCTTCATTGTCTTCTTAACGTGAGCCAACCATGCACCTGCCATTTTATATTCTTATAGTAGATTTTTTACGCACTACAGAAGGGACAGGGTTTTCCACATTTTGGACATGCTGGGACTTCGGCAGTTTCTGAAACTGGACTTGTTGTGGGGGCTGATGTATCTTCTACAGGTTGATCTTCAGTAACTACTGGTGTATCTTCGACTACAGGTTGATCTTCAGTAGCTGGTGTATCTTCAGTAGCTGGAGTTTCTTCAGTAACTACTGGTGTATCT